AAATCGCCAGCAGTCGATGTTTTGTCGCCTCCAAAATCAATCGCACACACAGCTTTATTTGAGTTGTTTGTGTTATATATTAAACAACCTCTAGCTGTGATAGTAGCCGTACCAAAGGTTAAATCTGCAAAGTCAACTATAGCTGTTGTTCCAGAAGTTGTTGGAGTGACATTTGTCAGTGCGCTACCACCAGATGAGTAGTTTGTACCACTCGCTTGGCCTGTAGTAACAAACGCAGTCGTGCCAGCTCCCAGAGTAGCAGAACTTGTGTATAGAGCTAATTTGAACGAGTCAGCTCCATTTGTAAAGTTATGCCCTTCAACAAGTAGCTCTTGTTTAAAACTTGTGCATATTGCCGATGTAATTGCCATTATAGCTCCTTCAATATTTTAGCCATGTCTTCATGGCCTTGTTCTCTTAATAAATTTGAGTAAGTCGTGTTCTGTGACTTAATCGCATTTTTTATAGTATATAAGATTACAGTATAAACTTGGTTTTGAAAAGCCAAAGCCTGCTGTTTGACATGTGCTGGAGCATTGTCAGAAATGTCGCAAATTTTCTTGGTAGCCTGTGCTGCCCAAAATTCTGCGTCGTGTCCCTTATTTTTTGTAGAGTGAACCTCTACTTTACCTAGTACAAAATCACTTTCTACACTCATGTTTATCCTTTATATGGTTCTGGCGGGACTACATCCTCATTTATTTTTAGACCATATTCTTCTAATTGCGTATTAATTTCATCATAAGGTCCAATGATAAATCTGCCTTCATGCGGCACAGCTACTAATGGTTTGTCCAATCTATGAAAACCATAAAGTTTTTCTGTGGCTGGCACATTAGAGTCTAACACTGTCGATCTGCCACTAATACCAACTAATATATCAGCGCTCATACATTTGCTAATCCAAAACTCTACACATGCTCTACCTGCCTCTGCAAAGTGCATATTCTCTTTATAAGAAAAATCAATGCCAAATAAGTCTATACGACCAACTTTATTGTATAAAGCATAAGCAATAGCAAAAGCTACAGTTGTGTTCATATAGGCACATTTAGTTTCATTGCATACATCTTCTACTGGATAACGCACTGCGTTTTTTATACGCGGATCTAACTCACAAGTATAGATAGGCACATCCGAAGTGGCCATAAGTTTTTTCATTGCATTGGTTTGTTTGCCAGCATCGTTGCTGTCAAAAAATCTACTTGCTGGATCTAGTGCAAATATTCTACCTGCTGAGTTGATACACCAAACTTCGTCCCATTCTCTACTGTTTTCTAAACCAATCGCAAAATCAACTTGTGATACACCCAAGCCTATTATTGCAACTGTCTTACCTTCTAAATGCTCTATGCGACTCATTAGCTCACATTGGAGCGTACTGAGTCATACCGATATTCGTCGCGTGTGCCACGACCTTCTGAGATATTTTTCATTCTAGCTACCGCCTCCTTAAATCGTGCCTCTAACTGAGTAACGACGTCTGTAGGTTCTTTAAGGAAGATAGCTCCTTCTACTAAAGATCCGTACAGCAAAGCGTCCGGATAATCTGTAGATAAAAAAGTTGTACCGCTGTCACTACCATTGGTAAGAGATACTGGTTTGTGTAAATAATGAAGCTCCACTGTGTAATTCGCATCTGGGATGGGTGAAACCTCAAAAGCTGTGTCATCAAACAAAGAATAATATTTTGGAGTCGCTCTTGTCGTTCCAGAAGAATACTCTTTAATAAATGATGGATGTTTAAAATCTAAGTAATCGTATGTGTCAGAGCTAATAATAGCCAAACTCATAGGTGAATAAAAATCTGTTGGTGTAGCTAGAAACCTATTGCCAGTGGTTACTGTGCCCTGGACATTTTTACGTTGCTCTGGTAATTGCACAAAAGAAAAAATACGATCCTCTGCCTCTTTTATAAAAGTAGGCAGCTGTGTTGTAAAGGTTGACTCAGATACCTCTAAGTAATCTTGTATTGCTGTTTTTAATGTGCCTAGTGTAAAACTCATGTCGTTATTGTAACCTCACCTACGCCTGCTGTAATAGAAAAAGTATCTAATACAGAGCCTAATTTACCATCGCCCACATTGGTATAAACCAAGAATTTTGCATTGTCATCACTGGTGTCTGGTCTAGGATCTTTAACGGCTTGCGGATCTTGGGTAGATGGTTTTGGCATGAGCTGTGGATGTTTAGGATCCCACTGATCTGGACCAACCAATAAACCATCCCAAGTTTTACGCATGTCTTTTAATTTATAGCGAAACCCTGTTATATCACAGATGCCGTAAGAAAATTTACCAGATGCAAAAGCCATTATGCGTTGTTATAACTCCTTAAACTTGGTGATACTCTAAAAGATGCACGATCTTCGTCCTGTGCTAAAGCTCTTGCAAACTCTTCTTCGTACAATGCTTTTAACATTTGTGTTCTCTCTGGTGCTCTTTTTAATGATAAGTAATATGCAAGACCAGCTGCCAAACAAGGATAAAACCTAAATGGTAGGTCAAGCGTGTTCGCTCCTGCGTCTGCGTCGTCCATTCTTGTTAGGACGTTCATGTGAATTGTGTAGGTGCTTGACTTGTCTGGCGCTGGCCAAACCGAAATAGTCGGTGTTAATTGTTTGTTAATAAAAAATTGATTGGGTTTGCCTGTCGTAGATTTTGTTGTGATATGTGCGTACTCAGCTCTGCTTAACCTAGTCATGGGTATATCAGTAGTATCTTGTCCTACAGTTTCTCTTATAAATACGTCTAACACATCAATAGGTGCCGTAGCATTAGTGCTGTCTATGTTGTAGGTTTTAGTATCTTTAACCATGTCTACTGTTTTTTCTTTGATAGACCATTGGTTTAAGCCTCTGTTTGCCCACTCTGCAAGCATTAAGTTAAGACTTCTTGTAGAGCTTTTAAGATCATAACCAGTGCGTAACTCTATTCCGCATCGCTCAAAAGCCTCCTCGACATAACTAGCTACGTCGAGTTCAAAATCTTTACTTCCAGATGTTGCCATAACTATTCCTTATCTATATCTTCTTGTGGAGCGTACAAATTGTCAAATGT